GTTCACGTCATATCTCACTCCTTCGATGAATGTGTTGCCACAAAAACTGCCATCACACCCTGAATGGGGCGTATATGTGCCCGAATCCACGGGACTTACGGTATTCATTTTGTTATTTTCTTGTATTTTGCTGACGAGGTATTTACACACCGACTCATCGTCATCGTCGGGTGCTTGGTCACATTTCGAACGGGCATCTTTAGTAAATACTAATCTCCTCTCGGAATCCCTCATGTGCGAAGCCTCTTCTATTCCCCATTGTGACTCCTGATGGGAAAAGAATGGTATCCATGCGCACAAGCGATCTTTTAACAATCCCCTAGGACCCCATAGATCGAACGGGGCAAGTTTTATAGACTTTAACTTATTGTCTGGTTTTGGTAGGTAATTCGTCTCCCACCAGACGTTCCAATCTTCATATGTTTTGTCAAGATTTGTACACATGTGTGAAATGTCGGCCAATTCGGCCACTTCCTTCATCTGCATTCTTCTTGTTTCATATATCTCCTTACCATTAAAGAACCAATCTAGCAAAGATGTGTCTATGTTCATTGCACACATCTCACGTTTTGACAGTCCATTTCCTGGTTTGTAGACAATGCAATGTAAACGTTTAAAGATTGAAGATTCCACCAATGCCCCAATTTTCACACCACATGGCAATATTCGTGTTCTACGCTGCAGAAATACGACATCATCATAAGGTATGAAAGGCACCAGTTCTGAATCTTTGTCGGGCATAGTATAGACTTGCCCATGTCTTTTGAGAAATTCATGTATAGAAACAATATTAAAATCCGTATATTCTGGTGAAACAGAACCAATATTGTCATCACCGTAAGTGATCAAGGCAACCTCCTTTCGGAAATTGGCTCGCGGATACAACTCGTAAAATGCCATCCGCCATTGCAATGCTCCAACAATGCCATTGATAACCACGGTCAACGAATTTCCACTAATGTGTGATCCCTGCGTAAATGAAATGTAATCTCCATTCATTGCCACAACAGGAAATACAACATCAGCTGTGAGGTTTTTC